ACATTGGTCCCCGAGATGGTAGCACCCTTCACCATACCAGAGGCTGTTAGGGTAGTCACAGCCGCTGCATTAGATCCAGCTAGAGTACCGTATACATTGGTACCCGAGATGGTAGCACCCTTTACCATACCGGAGGCGGTTAGGGTAGTCACAGCTGCTGTATTAGCTCCGGCTAGGGTACCATATACATTGGTCCCCGAGATGGTAGCACCCTTCACCATAGCAGAGGCTGTTAGGGTAGTCACAGCTGCTGTATTAGCCCCAGCCAGAGTACCATATACATTGGTCCCTGAAATAGTAGCACCCTTTACCATAGCAGAGGCAGTAACACTAGTCGCCGTGACATCTTCGAAACTGGCATGTTGACCAACAATCTTTTTCGCAATACCCATACCACCCGCAACAATGAGTGCACCTGTTGTTGTTGTAGTGGCATCGGTTGTAGAACTTACGTATGCATTACCCACCACATGAAGCTTAGCTTCCGGTGATGCAGTATTAACACCAATACTTGTTTCTGAGACGTCTACGTATAAAACATTAGATCCAACCTTGAGATCACCAGCACCTGTAACTCTGGCTTTTTCACTGTTATTTATATTTAAACGAATATGCTGACCCGCCTTCGCATTAACATGTGTAGTACCACCCTCAGTTTGTTTAAGTGCATAATTTCCTGAGGTGTTATTGTCAACATGTGCAAAAGAAGCATGATTAGTTTCACCTGCAAAACCTACCGCGGCTCTTCCCATATAGGATGTTAAATCTAGATCATAACCCGCAAAAATATTACTACTGTGTACATTTCCAGCTACACCCAAACCACCAGAAACCTTGAGAGCACCAGTGGTTTTAGACGAGGCATCTGTTGTATCTAGAATGACTACACTATTGGAGACGACGTCTTCCACGAAGACATTTTTACCATGAATATTTTTAGCAACGCCTAGACCACCAGTGACAATTAGAGCACCAGTGGTTTTAGAAGTAGCGTCTGTGGCTGATATTACCTTAGCAACCGCACCAACGTTCAAGTTTTCTTGGGTACTGATACCACCCACAACCTTAAGGGCACCAGTAGTTGCTGAGTCTGAAGTTGTGTTATCTGTAATAGTAACACTATCAGCCTCAACATTTTCAAGATTAGCGTCGGCACCATATAAAGCACCTGAAATACCTACACCACCTGCAACAACAACAGTACCAGTGGTTTTAGATGCTGACGCAGTTGTACCCAACGCATGGAGGTTTGTGGTATTAACATTTGAAGCGACACCTATACCACCCGCAACGATGAGAGCACCATTTGTTCTTAATTTGGATTCGGTTGTATCTGTGATATTGACATCACCAGCAACTTGAAGCTTTGAAGTTGGATCCGCCTCTGCGATACCAATATTTCCATTTGATTTAAAAACCATATAATTATCCCCATTTATGGCATCATTTTGATCTTGGTGTGCAATTTTTAAAGAATCCGTGTTGGCATTGTGAGCTATTCTCCAACCATACCGTGTTGATTCGGTTAATTTAATACCAGATTCGGTTACGGGAGAACCACCAGATCCGGATCTAAGACGTATGAACGCATCATGGTCACCACTTACTGCTGCTATATCTAAAAGTTCACTCGGAGTCTTAGTGCCAATTCCCACGTTCGAAGTCAATGTATTTACAAATAGATTTGCAGTACCAACTTCAAGATTTGATGATATGTGTGCATTTGAACCAACATTTAGATTTTTTTGAGTACTGATACCACCAGCAACCTTTAGGGCACCAGTAGTTGCATTGGTCGAAGTCGTAGTATCGGTTATGGTAACACTATCGGCCTCAACATCCTCAAAGTTAGCATGTAAAGCATGAATATTCTTAGAAATACCCACACCACCAGTGACAATTAGGGCACCAGTGGTTTTAGACGAGGCATCTGTGGCATCCCAAATCTTAGTAATACCACCAACATTGAGTTTTTCTTGAGTACTTATACCACCAGCAACCTTTAGGGCTCCCGTGGTTGTCGAAGTAGATCCAGTACTATTTGTGATATCTGCTGTACCATCTACTTCTATACCCGCATCATTGAGTAGTTTCAAATTGGTTGAAGTGAGGCGTGCTCTAATACTTTGAGATCCAGCTTTTATAGTTGCAAATTCAATTAGACCGTCTTCAGTTCCGTCCGATGCATCACTTATTTTACCGGTTATTTTTGCATAATTTTTCTGTGCATCGGCGTCGTTATTACCTTGAAATTTCACTTGTCCTAAATAGTTTCCATCTGCACCAGTTATATTTCTAAATAATTCTACTTCGGGCCCGGCTGCACTTCCAGCAGTTGTATCAACAACTAAGACATCTCCTCCGACGCTTAGATTTTCTTGAGTACTTATACCACCTACAACCTTTAGGGCACCAGTGGTTGCTGAAGTGGATGTAGTGTTATCAGTGATAGTAACACTATCAGCCTCAACATCCTCGAAGTTGACATGTGTGGCGTGAATATCACCCACCACACCCAAACCACCACCTATGGTCACCGCACCGGTGGTTTTAGATGAAGATGCAGTTGTACTCGTAACTCCTAGAGTACCATTTATATTAACTGCAATTGCGTTTGATGTATTCATAATAACCGGAGAATTATTAGCACTACTGAGAGTATGACCAATTTCAAGGTTGGATGTGGAGAAATCATAAATCACAGCGACATTACCTTTATTCCCACTTGTTAGGGGATTATTCATAAGTATACCGGTGTCCAAACCAGATGTATTACCCTTACCAAGTTCAATTATAGGATCTTGAACCACAAGATTGTTTGCATTAATAACCGTTGTATTTCCTGTAACGACTAAATTACCGGTTAATGTGAGGTTACCACAATGAACGTTTCCGGCTACACCTAAACCACCAGCAACCTTGAGAGCACCAGTTGTTTGGTTGTAAGATAATGTAGTGTCTGTAATGTCTACACTATCAGCTTCAACATCTTCAAAATTAGCGTTTAAAGCATGAATATTCTTAGAAATACCCACACCACCAGTGACAATTAGGGCACCGGTGGTTTTAGAAGAGGCATCCGTTGCGGATAACACCTTAGCAACAGCTCCAACATTCAAGTTTTCTTGAGTACTGATACCACCCGCAACTTGTAGGGCACCAGTAGTAGCCGAGGTTGAAGTAGTAGTACCACCAACATTCAGGTTTTCTTGAGTACTTATACCACCCACAACCTTTAGGGCACCAGTGGTTGCAGAGGATGAAGTAGTAGTGTCTAAAATGACTACGCTATTTGAGACTACATCTTCAACGAAAACATTCTTACCATGAATATTTTTAGAAATACCCACACCACCAGTGACAATTAGGGAACCAGTGGTTTTAGAAGTAGAATCAGTTGCAGATAATACCTTCGTGACGGCCCCAACATTTAAGTTTTCTTCGGTACTGATACCACCGGCAACTTTAAGGGCACCAGTTGTAGCAGATGTTGAAGTCGTAGTGTCAGTGATACCAACCCCACCAGAAACGACTAAAACATTTGTACCATAATCATCAACGTAAAGATTCGAACCGACACTCAAAGTATGAGAAGCTAGAGCATTTGATATACCCACATTACCAGAAGTAACAAATGCAACAGCGTTATTATAAAAAATCATAGAATTCGAAGTGACATTACCTTGTGTTGTTGAATTTTGAAGACTCACATCTGAAATTAGTGTTGATGCAGGTTCTCCAGACTCTACCATCTCTTTTGTATTTCGATTATACATCATCAATACAATTTCCGTTTTCTCAGTATATGTATCATCAAAACGAACTGGTGTAATGTATACAGCCCCTCCTTCTGTAGCATCAACCGCGGTATTACTCGCATTTAGGACTATCGAGTTTTCACCCTGGTCTTCTTGGGCATGGCGACCAAACCTAATTTTGGTTGACCTTTCAACGGTCGGTAAGGTCTTGACCATTTATTATAGTATTGTATTTTAATTTGCGTAAAGTAAACCAGCCATTCCATTTTCGACTCTCAAAATATTGTAATTTACTGCATAAATTGGGTCATTAATGTTCATAGACTCACTCATGATAGTAGCTGACGATACACGACTGAAGTTGAGTGTTCCTGTGGGTTGTAAGCTGGATGTTGAGAGGCAGAAACAATAAAGAAAGAAATCTGGAGAAGTTACGAAGTTTGTGTGATAATAACTTGTGACGTCTATAAAATGTGGTTTACCCCATTTATAGTTACTTACATCGAGACCATTTATGTTTAATTTAACTTTGTTTGTGGGAGATGTGAGGGCACCATCGGTTGTTGTATCCGAGGATGCTAAATATTTTACTGGATGATTAAACGTAAGTTCTTGAACTAAAGTACCCGAAGCAACATTTTTTTGGACTTGTGTTATGAGGAGATCATGTTTTCTAGATGCAACGTTATAATTTGAAGCTGCTGTAGCCCAATGGATCCTAATTTCAACATTATGATAGTTTAGGGCTACAAGGGGTAGAGCGCATTGTGGCCCCTCACAGAAAAAGAACCTGAGAGGGTAAAAAAACGAGCGCGCAGAAATACCCGGGTGTGTACCGTTCGCACTCCTAGATACATTCTGCGCAAAGGTATCTATGGCAATCTTCTCTGTGAAAATTGCATCTTGGGTGTCAATAACGGAACCACCTATTAAAAGCTCAACTTTATCAATAATGGTGTCCCATCGTTGAATATCGAGGGCTTGGGTTTTGTCATCGAGTGTAAAATACACATAACTGAGAAGATCACCAGATCTCTCAAATTGGATGCTAGACATAGAATTGTTTTTCACCGCTCCGTGGATGGTTTGTTTTTCAACGGATTGTGAAAAATTAGCATGGCGTTTGAATGTTGAACTGAAGAAAGATATTTCAGGATTACCCATGATATATTTATCCTGGGCACCTATAGCAATCAATTGAACAACACCGGCAGACATGGTAATACTAATTTAAGGGGAGAAAAATTACAGGTTGGGTTTTCTACAGACGAAACGAAGGACTAAAAAATTATTTTCAGCGGGATTTGGTGGTGTTATAAGAACACCACTTTGATTACGAATACTGATAGTGAGACGATCAATTCTTCGAATAGGGTTTACGTATTGCACAGCAATTGGGTAATCATCTTTGAAACTTATTATACCAGTATCATCTGTAGTCACAATACTGGCAAAAGATTTTCGAAGCATACCTAGCGATGCCTGACCTTCATAAACATTGGTAGCGCGATCATTAAATGTAGAATTCAACTCATCAATGGAAATGTAACAATGTTCACTTCCATTAGCTGGTGTGACTGTATTAATCCGAGCGGCTAGAAGTCGAGCCTGTACAACATTTTTTAGAGGCTGACTC